CGAGATTAAAGACATTTTTACAAGGTGGTTCGGTCCCGGAAGGGTTAACTATGGACACTGTCCTTCAGGCTGCTGATTATGGGTTACGGGGTACGGCTAGGAAACAACAGAATAAGAGAGGATTTTTCGATAAAGGATTTGGAAAATGGTTAGGGACTGCGGCTACTATAGCTGCATCAATTGTTAATCCTGCTCTTGGGGCAGCGGTAGGTGCTGGAATTGGGGGGATGCGTGGCGGTTGGAAAGGTGCTCTTATAGGTGGTGCTTCGGCATATGCCGGTGCGAAATTTGGTGGCGGATTCACGGGAACTTCAGGGAATTTCGGTGCGAAATTAATGGGGGGTTTAAAGGCATTGAAACCCGGATGGTTAGCGAGAACGGCTTCTGGATTAGGTAGTACTGCGGGTACTACTGCGAGTAATTATGCTTTAAGTAGTGCTACTCCTAACTTGTGGGGTAGTTTAAATTTCGCCCAAGGTGTTCCATTGGGGCAAGTAGGGGGAACATTACCCGGCATATCAATGGCTAATTTTCCTGGGGCTTCTGCTGCACTTGGACTTGGTAGTACTGCGGCTTCTTCAGGATTAACATCAGGATTAACTGGTTTAGGTAAGACATTCCTAATGGGACAAGGATTAAGGGCACTATCTGGAGGTCCTCAAGCACAACAAGCACAACAAGCACAACAAGCACCGCCAGGTTTTGGAGGCATTAGCCCTCTTTTGTATCCTGGGGGTAATTTATACGGAGGTAATCAATTATATGGAAGTAATTATGGGGGTAATTATGGGGGTAGTACTTACAACCCCGATGCACAACTATCCAGTAACTTTTCAACACCATATGATTAATAAAAATGCCATTAGCTAAAATAACATTTAAACCGGGTATCAATAAGGAAACGACTTCCTATGGTACTGAAATGGGCTGGTATGACTCGAGCTTAATTCGGTTCAGGAAAGGTCGTCCCGAAAAAATGGGCGGTTGGGCTAAACTGAGTTCGGAAACTATTAAGGGAACTCCACGGTCCATGTTTGTCTGGGTAGCTCTGGATGGGTCCAAGTACATGGCCATGGGCACAAGTGAGAAATATTATATTGAAGAGGGGGGTGCATATAACGATGTCACACCTCTACGTGATACAGAAACACTTTCAAGCCCTTTTACTACAAATACTACTAGTGGTACGGAATCGATTGTATTAGTGACAGATGTTAATCATGGAGCCGCAGAAGGGGATTATGTCACTTTTTCAGGAGCTAATTTAGACTCACAAGGTATAGCATCATCTGCTATCAATACAAATTTACAAATTACATCAGTTACTAGCTCATCTATATATAAAGTTGACACAGGTGATGATGCATCTGGTATAGGTACAGGTGTGGGCGGAACAGTAACTGCAAAATATGAAATTAATACAGGGTTAAATGATGCAGTTGCGGGACCAGGATGGGGAGCAGGGCTATGGGGAGGTGTTACAGCAGATTATTCTTCTGATACTTTAGATGGCTCATTAGATAATTCTGCAACTTCCTTTTCTTTAGACAGTGCTTCTGATTTTGAGACAGTAGCTTCTACAACGAATGGGGCAGTATTGGTAGATGATGTACAAATTACGGCTGCTAGTTCTTCAGGATTCCCGGCTAAGGGAACGATTAAAATCAATACTGAAAACATTGTTTATACTTCTAATTCCGGTAATATTTTTAGTGGATTGACCAGGGGTGCAGATGGCACAACAGCAGCCGGGCACAGCAGCAGTGATGCTATTACTTTTGTAGGGTTGATGTTAATAGATGATGAATTAATTCAATATACGGGGAAAAGTACTAATACTATTAATGCCGGAGTTGCGCGAGGTGCGAGGGGCACAACAGCGGCAGCACACGATGATGGAGCCGTTGTAAAAGAAGCAAATGGTTTTACACCATGGGGGTTGGGAACAGATGTTTCATCGACTACTGCACAGTTAAGATTGTGGTTCCAGGATAACTATGGTGAAGATCTGGTATTTAACCCGATAGACGGAGCACCTTTTTACTGGGATAAGACATTAACAACGGGATCCCGAGCGACTGCATTATCCGCACAAAGCGGTGCGTCGAATACACCAACGGTTACAAGGCAGATACTATTATCAGGCGATGATCGGCATGTAATTTGTGTAGGATGTAATGAACTTGGTGAAACTGTACAGAATTTGTTACATGTTCGATGGTCGGATCAGGAAAGTCCTTTTAACTGGACACCTACGATCACTAATACATCTGGTGGCATGACCCTTTCTTCCGGGTCGAAGATTGTACGAGCACTTAGGACCAGACAGGAAATATTGATTTTTACAGATGTCAATACACATGTAATGCGGTTTATAGGACCTCCTAACTTTTTTGGTTTTTCTATAGCGGCTAGTAATACTTCTTTAATTAGTCCTAACGCCGTTGTTGCGGTAGCAGATAAGGTGTTCTGGATGTCAAGGGAAAACTTCCATGTTTATACAGGTCGTTCAGAAGTTATCCCGTGTACGGTTCTGCGGTACATTTTCGATGATTTTAATGTCGAACAGATTGATAAAATCGTTGCCGGGTCAAATAAGATGTTTGATGAAGTATTCTGGTTTTACCCGTCATCTGAAAGTACTGAAAATGACCGTTATGTGAAATTCAATTTCACTGAAGGAACCTGGGACATTGGTACATTATCCAGAACTGCGTGGGCAGATTTTGGGATTCATGATTATCCCCGAGGTGCTGGTGAAGACAGTAGTACTCAATACGTATACATCCATGAATACACGGACAATGCTGACGGTAGTGCAATGACTTCGTACATTCAATCAGCAGACTTTGATTTAGACCCCGATGGGGATCATTTCATGTTGATTTCAAGGATCATTCCTGATGTAGCTCTCACCGGGAAAGTAGATTATATCTTAAAGACCAGGGATTATCCTGGTGATTCATTAACTACGAACTCTACATCTGAAGTTAGCCCAAGTACACAGCAATCATTTATACGTGCCAGATCGCGGCAAGCTGTTGTCAGGATCCAGAGTTCCGAAGTAGATACTGTATGGACACTAGGTGATATGCGACTCGATATTCGACCTGATGGGAGAAGATAATGGGAAAGTTACTGGAATCAAGTTTTTCAGATGTATCGGATGAATATGATCCGGTCACATTTCAGGGTATTTTCAAGGATATTGAGAATGCTCTGGTAAAAAAGGATTTCCCTACAGAAATTGAGGGAAAAGATGAATCAAGGGCATTAAACTGGTTTATGGGATAAATGGCTACTTATTACAAAAACGCAAAACTGGATTTAACGAGTACGGATATTACTACGTTGTATACGGCAGCGAGTGCAAGTACAGGGGATCCGACAACTGCTATTTTCAAGTCTATTTTAGTAGCAGATGATAGTGCGTCTACGTCAACGATAACATTGACAATAACCGATTCCTCATCTAACGTGTTTGTAATTTATAGCGTAAAAGCAACAGTCGCTAGTGGAACAGTAGAATTGCTAACACAGCCCTTGGTAGTAGAAGAGTCAGAAATATTAAAAGTTACTGCGGGTAACGCAAATCGGCTACATGTAGTAGCCAGCTATTTAGAGGTGACAAGATAATGGCAATAGGGCAATCAAACATGTTTTCTGCACCCGGTTCTCAGGGGTTAGGCGGAAATCAACAACTGGCCGGAGTAGCACAACCGACAGGTTCTTCGGATATGCTGAACCCTTCTTTACCTTTAGGGCAGTCTTTTAACCAGATGCAACAATCCCAGATGCAGATGCCTCAATTTGGCGGTATAGGCTCATTAGCACCAGGACTAGGAGGTGGAAGTATATATCCGTCATTTCAACCTCCGAGGATAGGTGGACCTCCGTCATTTCAACCTCCAGGTGGATTTCCGACACCACCTGACATGAGATTTACTCCCCCGTGGGAACGTCCGGGATTCCAACCTCCAGGAATAGGTGGACCTCCGTCATTTCAACCTCCGGGGATAGGTATGCCTCCAGGCGGTATTGGAGGAATGCCAAGACCTCCGGGTATGCCACCTGGATTTCAACCTCCGGGTATGCCACCTGGATTTCGACCTCCGGGGATAGGTATGCCACCGGGTATGGGTAGACCAGATATTCCACCATTTCTTCGTGATAGAATTGCGGGAATTGGAGGCGGATTAGGTGGTCTTGGAGGAATAGGTAATATACCGCCAGCCGGTCTTATAGGTAATATTCCAATGTTTGGTAACACCCCAATGCCAGCAGTTACGGATGAGGTAGGCTAATGCAAACACAAATTAAAGATGTAGCAGGTGGGTTAGCGAGTCTCGGGCGTTATGGCGATACGTACATGGTCCATGCTGCCGAAGGCGAGACTGTTATTCCGGCAGAGATTTTACAGGCTAATCCCCAGTTAAAGCTGGATTTATTCCGTCAGATGAGAATGATGGGGATACAGGATCCGAACCGTTATATAGTAGGTAATACGCTAAACAGTCTTAACCCGATAACGGGTCAACCCGAGTTTTTCTTTAAAAAGCTATGGAAAATGACCAAGAAAATAGCACCTGTTGTTGTTGGGGCATGGAATCCCGGAGCAGGAGCAGCTTTAGGAGCAGTACTGGGTGGGACATCAAAGAATGGTGGTATAAAAGGTGCTTTGGGTGGTGCAGCAGCAGGATATTTTGGTGGTCACGCACTTAAAGGCGGGATAGGTTCTTTCACAGGTATGCCACAAGGTGCTACTTTTGGAAGTAAACTTATGGCTGGTCTTAGAGGCGCAGGTGGTGGATTAAGAACTGGGTTTGGTAACTTAGCAGGTACTTTAGGAATGCCTAATTTATCCCGTGGTATTCATGGCATAGGAGTTCCAACTGGAGCAGGAACCATGGTTGGAACACCAGGTGCTCAAGCTAGATCAGCGGCTGCTATGCAGAATCTAATTAATCAATCACAGCCTATGGCGCAACAACAAGGTGGCGGTGGTCAAGGTAGTGGTCAACCTGGCGGTAACTTTTGGAGTGGCATAGGTAGTTTTCTAAGTGGATCTGGAGGGAAAATGCTAGGTGGTCTAGCAGCGGCAGGAATACCCGCCTATTTAGGGATGAAATACGCTAAGAAGTTTCAGGAAGAACAGCAAGATCCGAAGTATCAGGATAAACTGCGCCGTGCAGCCGACCCTGTAGGTGAATCCGGGAAAGATTATTTTGCCATGACACTTGGAGAACGGCGTTCTCCCGAAGGACAGAAAGCAGCTAGAATGGCGGGAATAACACCTATGATGACTAGAGAGGCACTAGCGCGAAGCACTGGAATGGAATCTCCAGAAGCTGAACAGTTTTTTGAGTCGATGGGATATAATCCCACTCAATATGCCGCTGGCGGTGGCAGAATTACTGGACCAGGTACAGGAACTTCTGACAGTATCCCTGCACAATTATCAAATAATGAATATGTAATGACTGCAAAAGCGGTTCGTGGTGCAGGAAACGGGAATACTGATTTAGGAGCAGCGAGAATGTACGATTTAATGTCAAGATTTGAGGGGTTAGCATAATGGTTGATTTTGTAGGAGAAAGACAAGCACCTTTTATCGAGAACTATATTCGCCGTCTTCTGGAACAGAGTTTCGCCAGGGGTGAAACGCCTAGTACGTTACCCGAACAAAAGGTTGCAGATTTAAGCCAGATCCAGAAAGACATGATCTCTTCAGGTCAGGGAATAGGGTCATTTATGCCTTATTTAACTGAAGCAGGGGACATGGTCCGTGGTTCGGCAACTCCCATGACAGCGGAAAGTTTACAACCGTTCATGGACCCTTATCAACAACAGGTCACTCAAACAGCTTTAGGTGAAATGGATAAGCAGGGTGCATTAGCGAGGAACCAGTTAGCTGCGAGACAGGTTGGTCAGGGAGCATTTGGCGGTAGCCGGGGTGCATTACAGGAATCCGAATTAGCCCGTAACCTTCAGGATATCAAGTCTCAGCGCATATTTGAGGATCAATCCAGGAATTATGGTCAGGCAGTTAAAGCCTTTCAGGATCAACAGGCCAGGCAACAGGGTGCCGGTAGTTTAATGGGTACTCTTGGTCAGACCGGGCAGGGACTATTAGGTGGTTTAGGAGCTTTGGGTCAAGGCCAACGGCAAGCGCAGTTTGATGCTGATTATCAAAACCGTATGGCACAGATTTACGATCCGTACCGCAGATTAGGGTTCATGAGAGACACGGTTTATGGTGCCCCCGCCATGGGTGGTGCGATGACCTCTTCAGTAGGACCGACAGCCAGTCCGATGTCACAGGGACTAGGGTTAGGTATCGCAGGTTTAAGTGCCTTTAGAGGCTTAACATAATAGGAGTTAGGGTATATGGGAACACCTTCAGAAAACCTTGAAGAATGGAAGAAAAGAATTAAGGATTCCCGACCTGAGGTTACGGTTTCAGAAACTATGCTTTCTGAGCAGGTCTTTCCTACTCCAGATACAGAATACAAGCCACGAGGTTTTACTGATCCTTTGGCTGGTCTTTTACCGCAAGGACCCGAAATAGAAGATCCTGAAAAAGAACAGACTAGGGCTGGTTTGTTAGCACGTCTTCCTGCAAAAGTAGCAGGAGAGGGGTTAGGGGCAGGATATAATTTATTGACTGGAAAGTATAGTCCATTTAACCCTGTTTCTTTAAAAGGATTTTTTACAGAACCCCAATCTGGCGGTCTAAATTACGAGCAATTATCTGCAATTTCAGAAATGAAAGCCTCTCGAACACAAGATCCTGAAGAAATAGAT